GTTGGTCGAGTAGGTGGCGGATGCTTCAGTGCCAAGAATGCAACCAAAGTTGATAGGTCAGCAGCCTACTACGCGAGATATGTGGCAAAGAACATTATTGCACACGACCTTGCTGATGAGTGCGAAATTCAAGTTGCTTATGCAATCGGACTAGAAGACCCAGTGTCAATCTGCATTGATTGCTTTGGAACAAACAAAAAACCATTAAACGAAATCGCAAAGTATGTTGATGACAATTTCGATTTCAAACCAGATAACATAATCAAGGAACTAGGACTATTAGAACCAATATTCAAGCAAACAGCGTGCTATGGACATTTCGGTAGACCAAATCTTCCTTGGGAACAAATAAAAGTTTAGAAAGAAAGGAGCTCAAACGAGTTCCTTTTTTCTATGCAAAGGGAGACAAAATGCAAATAGAAAGAGTAAGAGTAGAAAAACTAAAACCAGCCGACTACAATCCAAGAAAGAAGCTCAAACCAGGAGACAAGGAGTTTGAGAAATTAAAGAAAAGCATTGAAGAATTCGGCTATGTTGAGCCAATCATATTAAACAAGCGAACAGACACCGTTGTTGGTGGACACCAAAGATTAGAGGTAATGAAACACCTAGGATACGAAGAAGTTGATTGTGTAATAGTTGACCTGGACATTCAGAAAGAGAAAGCATTAAATATCGCCTTAAACAAAATTAGTGGCGAATGGGATAACGACTTGTTAACTGAACTATTAAAAGAATTAGACCAAGATGGAATGGCTACCTTAACAGGCTTTGAAACAGCAGAACTAGATGAACTATTCGCAGGAACGGAATACAATGTGAGCGAAGACAATTTCGATGTCGATGAAGCAATAGAAGAAATAGCAAATAAGCCATACACACAAAATGGCGATATTTGGTATCTTAAAAATCATAAGTTATTGTGTGGAGATTCGACAAAACTAGAAGATGTCGAAAAACTATTTGACAAAGATGAGCAAGCAAGTTTGATAGTAACAGACCCACCATACAATATCGACTATGGTAACAGTGAACAAGACAGAGCCAAAGCTCGTGGGAAAACAATTGAGAATAGGAGCATATTAAACGATAATATGGATGATGAGTCGTTCTATAAGTTCCTTTTCAAATTCTATGAAACAGCATACGCAATCACAAAAGGTGGTGGCGTGATTTATGTATTCCATAGCACCAAGGAATCAGTAAATTTTATTGAGGCCATGAAAGATGCTGGATATAAGGTTTCACAAACACTGGTTTGGGCAAAAGACCACTTCACATTGGGTAGAAATGACTATCAATGGCAACACGAACCAATTCTGTATGGTTGGAAAGTAGAAGATGGGAAACCACATTATTTCATACACGATAGGACATTGTCGACAATAATAGACACAACCAAAGATATCGACAAAATGAAGAAAGAAGAACTTGTCGAAATGCTCAAAGCAATATTGGAAAACTATCCAAGTGACATAATCCAGGATAACAAACCATTGAGAAATGCAGAACATCCAACGATGAAACCAATAACATTATGTGGAAAGTTAATCAGAAACAGCAGTAGAGAGCGTGAAATTATTTTCGATGCATTTGCAGGTAGTGGTTCGACAATGATGGCTTGCGAACAACTTAATAGAAAATCATACAATACGGAATTGAGCGAGAACTATTGTGATGTCATTGTAAAGAGATTTGTAAAGGCATTTGGCAACGATGAAATATACCTTGAAAGAGATGGAAAAATCATTGAATTTAAGGATACAAAATTGTTTGAAAAATAGTGGTTTTATTTCGGTTTTGTGCTGGACTTGCAAGGGGCTTTGCGGTATGTTTGTGTTAACCATAAAGGAGGAAAAATTATGGAAAAAACACTAATAATTTTAGACCTAGATGGACACGAAAAATTCCTAATTGTCAAAAACGATTTAATTGACAAGGTAAGGAAATCAATCAAAGTGTTAATCGATGGCTACAACAAAGAAGCCCCACCAATGAAAATGATGTCATTTGTACTTAATGCACTACTATCAATTTATAAACCAGATGAGTTATCAGAAATAAGAGTGGGCATTATGATAAAGGAGATGTCGAGAATATGATAACAAAACAGAAATTGGCAATCGACTTCACTGGACCAAATGGAAATACACATTTTCTATTAGCACTAGTGAGCGACATACTACGAAAGCAACATCGCCCAACGGACTTTAACAATATGCGAGACAAGGTGTTCGCAAGCAAGTCCTATGCCGAAGCTTTATATCACATCAATGAGCTAGTGGAACTCAAAGACACATCAAAACGACTAGACCTAAAAACCTTAATAAAATTGGGAAAAGAGAGCTACGAAGAGAGGTGCAAAGATGAATATTAAGCAAGCAGAAAAGAGAACCAAACAATTCTTGGAAACTTTAATGAATCTATTTATTAGATGGATGGATGAGTGCGAATACGAAGACATCAATGATTATTATAAAGTAATAAAGAAAGTCGAACCCAGAGCAATCGAAATGACCGAAGACCCATTTGGAGTTAAGATAAACGACAATGGAAAGATAAGACACATAGTGGTAGAAATTCAAGATGATAATATCATTATTGGAGAGAGAGGTTAGTATGTCAAATTTATACATAACGAAAAAAGTAAAACGAGAGATGAGAATGGATAAAGACTTCGCAGAAGAAATAGCTCAATGCTTAATAAGATTCGGCAATAGAGATTGGGGAGATAGCGAAGAACACGACAAAAAAGCAAACGATGAAGCAATGAAAACAAAAGAAAGAGTGGTTGCAGTTTATAAAACAACAAAAGGCAAGGTTCAAATGATTTATGAAAACAACCACACAACAATAACGATAATGTTTACAAACGAATATTAGAAAGGAAGAACAAAACACTTCCTTTTTTTTCATCAAATAAGGAGTTGAGAAGTGAACGAGATTGAAAAGAAAGGTCAAGCCCTGGCAGATAGAGCGGTCGCCTTTATCAACTCCCTAAAACATACCAAGGGAGTGTGGTATGGCAAGAACTTTGAACTATTACCTTGGCAAGATAAAATAGTGAGAGACATATTTGGAACAATAAAGCCAAACGGATATCGACAATACAACACAGCCTATGTTGAAATCCCCAAGAAACAAGGGAAAAGTGAATTGGCAGCAGCCATAGCATTATACCTAACTTGTGGAGATGGCGAATACGGGGCAGAGGTCTATGGTTGTGCTGCCGATAGACAACAAGCATCAATCGTATTTGATGTTGCAGTTGAAATGATAAATCAATGCCCAGCATTAAAAAAAAGATGCAAAATATTAGCGAGCCAAAAGAGAATTGTATATTTACCACTAAAATCATTTTACCAGGTGCTATCAGCAGAATCATACACCAAGCACGGACTAAATGTGCACGGGGTTATTTTTGATGAGTTACACGCACAACCAAATAGAGCATTATACGATGTTATGTTGACAGGTTCTGGTGATGCGAGAAAGCAACCCTTGTATTTCCTAATCACAACAGCAGGAACGGATAGAAACAGCATTTGTTGGGAAGTCCACCAAAAAGCTGAAGATGTTATAAAGGGAAAGAAAAACGACCCAACATTTTATCCAGTGATATACGGAATTAAAGATGATGATGACTGGACTGATGAAAAGAATTGGTACAAGGCAAATCCTAGTTTGGACATAACAGTGGACATAGAAAAGATTAGGGCTGCCTTTAACAATGCAAAAGAGAACCCAGCAGAAGAAAACTTGTTTCGACAATTAAGGTTGAATCAATGGGTTAAACAATCGGTAAGATGGATGCCAATGGATAAATGGAACTTGTGTTCGTTCCCAGTAGATAAGGAAAGGCTGAAAGGTCGGCTTTGTTATGGTGGACTAGACCTATCAAGTACCACAGATATAACAGCGTTCGTGTTAGTATTCCCACCAGAAGATGAAGACGGAAAATACGAAGTGTTGCCTTTTTTCTGGTTGCCAGAAGAAACTTTGGAATTGAGAGTAAGAAGAGACCATGTGCCATACGACACCTGGAAAGCCAAAGGTTTAATAATGACAACCGAGGGAAATGTGGTGCACTATGGATTTATTGAAAAATTTATAGAAGAGCTCGGAACACAATATAACATAAAAGAAATAGCATACGACCGATGGGGAGCAGTACAAATGGTGCAAAACCTAGAGGGAATGGGTTTCACAATTGTGCCATTCGGACAAGGTTATAAAGACATGAGCCCACCATCAAAGGAACTAATGAAGCTTGTGCTAGAAAAGAAAATAGCACATGGTGGAAATGAAGTGCTAGAATGGATGGTTGATAATATTTATATCAAAACCGATCCAGCAGGAAATATCAAGCCAGATAAGGAAAAGTCAACGGAAAAGATTGACGGAGCAATAGCACTTATAATGGCATTGGATAGAGCAATAAGACACAATGGACAACCAGAAAGTATATACAATCAAAGGGGCATAATAATTCTATGATTTGTGCTGGACTTTAAGAAAACAAGTGAGTATTGTTTGTGGTAGGAGGTGCAAATGGAAGAAAGAAAAATTATATGCAACAAGGCTCAATGTAAGAAATGTAAAGATATCATTGAGTCCAAGACCGTGCACGACTTTAAGTTCTGTAAATGCGGAGCAATAGCCGTGGATGGTGGCAAAGATTACATAAGGCGACTTGGCTTCCCAGAAGACATAATAGAGTTGTCGCAGTATGAAATCGAAAAACCAAAAAACGAAAATAAAAAATAATCGTAAGAAAGCACTTGAGAAATCAAGTGTTTTTTTGTCGAAAATAGGAGCAAAAATGGGATTATTCAGTAGAAAGAAAAAGGAGAAAAGAGACCTGGACCAAAAAACTGCTGACTTTATAAAAGGGGTAGATATAGACACTGGAAGAATGAGCAACAGTGGTGTAGATGTCGATGAAGATACAGCCCTTAAAATATCGGCAGTATATGCTTGTGTCAAAGTGATAAGTGAAACAATCGCAAGTTTGCCACTAAACCTATTAAAAGAGCTAACAAATGGAGATAACGAGAAAGCGAAACAGCATCCGTTATACGCAATATTAAAAGATGCACCTAATAGCGAAATGACAAGTTTTACATTTAGAGAAATGCTAATGACAAACCTGTTGCTATGGGGAAATGCTTATTCGCTGATAAAGAGAAATAAGCACGGGCAGATAGTAGAGCTATATCCATTAAAAAGCAAGAATATGGTTGTGGAACGAGATGCAGTAACAAACAACATAAAATATACTTACACAAACAACAAAGGCATCAGCAAAACATATAGTCCAAAGCAGATACTTCACATACCTGCTTTTACTTTTGATGGGGTTTTAGGTGTGAGCCCAATAACCTATGCAAGGGAAGCTATGGGCTTGGCACTAGCCACGGAAGAGTTCGGCGCAAGGTTCTTCGGAAACGGGGCTCGACCAGGTGGAGTGCTAGAACACCCAGGAATAGTTAAAGACCCAGAGAAATTGAGAGATAGCTGGAACAAAGTATATCAAGGAACAGCAAATTCACATAAGGTGGCGGTTCTAGAAGAGGGTATGAAATACCACGAAATAGGAATGTCGCCAGAAGATAGCCAATTTTTGCAAACAAGGTCATTTCAATTGACTGAGATTTGCAGAATATTCCGTGTGCCACCACACATGATAGGAGACCTATCACGAAGCACATTTAGCAATATAGAACATCAATCAATCGACTTTGTCGTTCATACAATAAGACCTTGGTTGGTTCGCTGGGAACAAGCCATTGCAAGGTCATTATTAAACGAAGAAGAAAGGACAATCTACTATGCCAAGTTTAATGTCGATGGATTGATGCGAGGCGATTTTGCAACAAGAATGAGTGGGTATGCAATAGCAAGACAAAATGGTTGGATGTCGGCTAATGAGATTAGAGCATTAGAAGATATGAACAAGATTCCAGCCGAAAAGGGTGGAGATTTGTACTTGCTAAATGGGAACATGATTTCGGCAATCGCTGCTAATGGAGGTGCAAACAATGAAATAAATAAAGGAGGACAAAATGACCAAACAGGCGGAGAAAAACCAGTTTGAAAGAAGAACGATAACCCTTAAGGAATTAAAAGTTGTCGATGCCTTGGAAGAAACTGGTGGAGAACCTGCAATCGAAGGCTATGCATCAGTATTCGATAGTTGGAGCGAAGAGTTGGGCGGAAGTTCCCCGTTCCGTGAAAAGGTAGTGAAAGGAGCATTTGAAGAAACAATTCAAAATGATGACATTCGAGCCTTATTCAACCACGACCCAAACTATGTGCTAGGTAGAAACAAAGCTGGCACATTGACACTCGAAGAAGATGACAAGGGCTTAAAGGTTAAGATTATTCCACCAAATACAACCTGGGCAAAAGACCTACTCACCAGTATTAAACGAGGCGATATAACACAAATGTCATTTGGTTTCACAGTAATACTCGACAGATGGAGCTATGAAGATAGCACTGATGTGCGAGAGTTATTGAAAGTGAAACTATTTGATGTCAGCCCTGTGACATTCCCAGCATACACACAGACTGAATGTGGCATTCGTTCAATGTTTGATATTATGAGAACCCACCAAACCGAAGTGGCTAAAAGCAAGGACACTAACAAAAGAAAGTTAGAAATGCAAAAACAAAAATTAAAATTTATGGGAGATTAAAATGAGAAGTTTAAAGGAATTAAGAGCAAGGAAAAATGATTGTCGCTTAAAGGCAATCCAAATCATCGAAAATGCAGAAAAGGAAGATAGATTCCTTACTGAAGATGAAAACAAAGAGTTAACAAGACTCGAAAACGAAATGCGTGGTTGGGAAAAGCAAATCATCCGACTTGAAGTGTTCAAAGGCGACACCGAAGAAGAAGGAAAAACTGAGAAGAAAGAAGATGCTGACACCAAGAACGACAATGCTGGCGAAGCTGATGAAACTGAGGTTGTTAAGGATAACCCAGAGAAGAATGAAGAAAGGGGCTTTAGAACCCTAGGGGAACAAATGATGGCTGTATATAGAGCATCTACACCAGCAGGAAGAATTGATAGAAGATTGACCACCAGAAGTGCAAGCGGTTTGAATGAAACAAACCCAAGCGATGGTGGTTTTTTAGTGCAAAAGGACTTTGTTGCTGACCTATTAAAGAGAACCTATGAAACAGGTATCTTGGCATCAAAGGTAAAGAAAATCCCACTTTCAACCAATGCAAATGGAATTAAAATCAATGCAGTTGATGAAGATTCAAGAGCAAATGGTTCAAGATGGGGTGGAATCCAAACCTATTGGGAAAACGAAGCTGACAAATTAACTGGTTCAAAACCTAAATTTAGAACAATGGAATTGAGCCTTAAGAAATTAACAGGTTTATGCTATGTAACCGATGAATTATTGCAAGATGCAACAGCATTGGAAAATGTAATCCGTGAAGCTTTCGCAGAAGAATTCGGTTTCAAAATTGATGATGCAATCATCGGTGGTACAGGTGCAGGTCAACCTCTTGGCATTTTGAATGCTGGCTCACTTGTAAAAGTTGAGAAAGAGAAAGACCAAACTGAAATCATCACAGTGGAAAACCTTGTTAAGATGTGGTCAAGATTATGGGCTCGTTCAAGAACAAATTCAGTATGGTACATTAACCCTGAAATCGAACCATTGCTTTACACATTGAAAGTAGGCGACAAACCTGTGTACATTCCAGCAGGTGGTTTGAGCGAAGCACCTTACGGAACATTATTCGGCAGACCAGTAATGCCATTAGAACAATGTTCAGAACTTGGCGAAGTTGGAGATATCATCCTAGCAGACTTCAGTCAATACATTTTGATTGATAAGGGTGGCATCAATGCAACATCATCAATCCATGTTCGTTTCCTATACGATGAAAATGTATTCCGTTTCATTTATAGAGTGGATGGACAACCAGTATGGAACAAATCATTGCAACCATACAAAGGTAGTGCAACAGTATCACCATTCGTTGCATTAGCAAAGAGAAAATAAAAATTTTATAGGAGAAAAATATGAGTCAATATTTAACAAACAAAGTGGAAACAATCGTGGATGCAGGCACTAGCCTTGCATCTGCTGTTGAAACCAAAGAAATCAAATTGGATAATTTCCAAACTGCAAAAATCGTAATCAGCACAGGCGAAGGCGATGCAACCACAACCAAAGCAACACTTGTGGCAATTCGCCCAGATGCAACAGAACAAGAAGTGAAGAGCTACGACATCAGCATCGGTGCAGAAACAGTAACCGAAATCAATGTTGTAGCAAATGAAATCGCACACTTTGATGCGACAGCAATTAAATTGGTTTTAGATGCAGTTGCTGACACCACAATCACTTGTGGTGCTGTGGCAGTGCTTGGCGAACCAAGATATGCAGTTGAAACTGAAACAACTGAAGAAACTGAATAATAAAAGGTAGGGCAGGAAGATGCCAACAGTAGAAGAAATTAAATTGTATTTAGGCATTGACGGGGAGTGGCAAGACTCCCTCCTTGCCGACTTTATAAATCTAGCCAAGGGGATAATTGAAAAGGTGTTGAGATATCCCCTAGAAGAGCTAGAAACAATACCACCAACCATAAAAGAAACAGCCAAATTCATTGTGAGTGCTTATTATAGTAGCAGAGAGAAAACAAATGTTAGAGAAATAGAGAACTCGGTTGCTGTTTTGCTTTCAGAGTATAGGAGAAAAGAATTCTAATGGAAAGGAAAGAGAACAAAGACAAAAAGGTTCGCTTTTTCGACATTTCGACAAAAATTGTTGATGGCTACGAAAAGGTAATCAAAAGATACATTCACAGCAAAGAGAGTGGCGGTTTATGGTGTTATGTGAGAGAACTTTCTGAAAGCGAAAGATTTTCAGCAAAGTCTGTCCAGGTGGAAGAAACAACACAATTCAAGGTTGTATATAATCCTAAAATTATAAACGAATTATACTTGGAATTTAATGGCAAAACATATTCGATAGTGTCGATAGACAAGTTTGAATTCAATAAGTCAGATTTAACTATAAGAGCAAACGAAACACTTGCACCAAGTTTTGATGAGGTGGTATATGAGAACTATTAAAGCAAGAAGAATTTGTCGAAAAGAGATAATACAACTACTAACAAGCATCGGAATGGTGGAAGGCATTTCGCTAAATGATGCAGAGATAGAGAAAACAACAAAAACATTATTCTGGCACGGAGTAGTACGGAACTCGAAAGCACGAAATAAGATGGCTTATTTGTCATATTATTTCCCAGCATTTGAGACCAAATACAGTGCCGACAACGATGACTTTATTCGAGAGGTTATGGTTGCGATAGATGTTTTTAGCAAGAAAAGTTTTGATAGCAAGGAAAATATGGACTTGCTAGAAAAGATAGAAGATGTTTTTAAGGACAATGGGTTTGATGTGGAGTTCGCTGATGAAATATTCGAGAGCGAGACTTCACTTTTTCATTATCCTTTGACACTTTATAAAATTTATTAAAGGAGAAACAAATGGCAAATGAGACAGTAAATGTTTCACAGTTATATGAAACAGGAAACAAGAAATTTTTCGCAGCACCATTGAATAGCGATGGTTCTTTTGGAGCAAAGGAATATCACGAAGGCTTAATGGAAGTAAGCATTGAATTTAAGTCAGAAACAACCGAAATCAATGCAGATGATGATGTTTCTTACATCAGATTAAACACCCAGGTAACAGGCGAAGGAACAATCAAATTTGCAGTGTTGCCTTTCAATGTTTATTCAAAGTTTTTTGATGTAAAACTCGACAAAAATGGAGCAATCATAATCAAGAGTAAGACCAAGAGCAAAGAACTCGCATTTGGCTATTATTCAAGCGTTGGAGATGGCAGTGAATCAATGTTCACAATGTATCGTGCAGTGTTCCAATTGCCAACATTATCAAGCGTGAGTTTCGATGGAAAGACAATCCGAAACTTAACATTAAATGTGAAAGTTTATCCATACGAGTACATCAATACAGAGAACGAACCAGACAAGGTAACTTACACGATTTTGAACAGCAATATCAATAAGGATATTTGGTCAAAAGTGCAAAATGAAATTTATGTGCCAGACAGCACGATAGGAGCATAGTATGAAACAATATGGACTTGTGAAGAAATTAAAAATAGCAGACGGGGAAGAAATAAAATTGTGTGGCAATGCACTAACTTTTATTTTATATAAGAGTTATTTCGGACACGATTTGCTAAATGACATTATAAGTTTTGCGAAGAAGAATTCGAACACAGCAACTTTGTCGAAATTAAAAGAATATAAGATTGAAACAATCGAAGATTTAGAGAAGCTCGATGAAGAGCAAAGCACAGATGTGTTCAATACAATGGAAAGATATGAGTTTGACAGCGAATTCATTTTGAATTTCATTGCATCGCTAATGGCAACAGCAGAATATCCGAACAAGCCAGAGGTTGGCGAGTTGATAATGAGCATACCACCAAGCATCATAACCGATAAGACAATAATTAGCGAATTATTGGACTTTTTCTCGTTGTTTATATCTCAAAAAAAAAGATAATTTCAGCCAATAAAAGTGCCGAATTATCACATATAGAGGGAGATTTTACAACCCAAATGCTTTATTGTGCCATAAAATTGGGGGTTTCAGTAAACATAGCCGATATGGTCTTAAATGTTTTCTATGACCTAATCAATTATTCAGCACAAATCGATGCCATAACCATAGCAAAAGCCGAGGGGAAGAACATAAACTATTCAGCCCCAATGAGTCTAGCTGATATGACAGCGAGTGGCATATTGAGAGGTTAAAATGTCAGGTTGGAACGATGGTGTAAGCAAGCAATTAGCAGAATATTTTGAAGAAATATCAGAATATGGCGAGTATGCCGTGGAAGCAATCCAGGAGCAAGTCGATATCGAGGTGGAAAAACTAATAAAAGAATTAGAACAAACAACACCAAGGGGCGCAACTCTTGGACTGCTCAACTCAATAAAGAAAAGTAAGATAGTAGCAAGATATAGATGGTATGGTTACTCGGTGGAGTTTCAAGGACAAAACCGAAAAGGTGTGCCTTACCAAAAAATAGCAAACATTTTGAACTATGGCACTAGTTATATCAAGGGAACGAGATTCATAAACAGAGCCATAAGAAACCTAAAAGACATGGATGATAGGATATACGAAAGATTCCAAAACAAAATAAAGAAATAGGAGGTGTGGATTGGAAGTCGGAAGAAGCCTGGACAAAATAGACCAGAAAATAAAACAAGTTAGTGATACATTAAAGCAAACCACATCTCAAACAAGAGAACTAGACAAGGCATTAAAACTAGATTCAAAAAATACCGAAGCATCAGCACAAAAGATGAAGAATCTAGAAACACAAATTGGACTAGCCACACAAAAAGTGGCACTACTTAAACAAAAACAAATGGAAGCTGACAAAGCATTCCAAAAAGGCGATATGACAGCAAAGGAATTTAACAAAATTCAAGTTGCTGTGTTAAAAGCCGAAAACGAACTAACAAAATATAATCAAGAATTACAAAATGCGACAGATGAGCCGACAATAGCAAAGATAGGCAAGATGGAGCAAGGGTTCACAAAAGTACAATCATCACTAGAAAAGACACAAAAGGGCTTAACCAAAGTGTCGGCAATAACAGTTGCACTTATAACAACAATAACAGCATCTATAACAGCATTCACAAACCAAACACTTGCCATAAATGAGCAAGCCAAGGCATTGGATGTTAGTGTTGAGAAAATGCAGTTGCAACGAAATGTTTATAAGGAACTAACAGGAGATGCTGGAAACTATGATTCGGCATTGTCGAGCATAAAGAATGTGATGAACAGCATAACACTTGGTCAAGGTTCAGCATACCTAAACATATTAAATAGGTTGGGTGTTTCGACAAAAGACCTTAACGGAAACACGAAAGACCTTTCGACAATTTATGATGATGTTTTAGTTGCATTATCCGATATGGAGAATACAACCTTAAGAAATTCATTAGCATACGAACTATTTGGAGACAATGCAGTAAATGTGCTAGAAGTGATGCAAACATCAGCAGAGACCATTGACTCGTTAAATCAAAAGCAAATGGAACTAGGGATAACAACCGAAGAACAGGTGCAAACAGCAGAACAAATTAAAGAGTCGTGGGATGCAATGAAATTTGAATTCATGCAAGTAAGTGCAGAACTGGCTGAAAACCTATTGCCAATAATACAAATATTAAGTGAATTCGTTATTCAGTACATAATACCTATACTAACTACAATAGCGAACTGGTTTGGGAATATGAGCCCAAAACAACAAAAGTTCACATTGTTTTTATTATTGCTGATAGTATTATTGCCAAAAATCATAGCGATCGTGTCAACAATTGTTGGGGTAATCAAGGCGATAGCAGTAGCAAGTTATAGTGCTGCTGGTGGGGTTGGAGCTGTTTCGGCAGCCAGCACACCATTGTTGCCAATATTATGGGCAGTCGCAGCCGTAGTCCTTGTTGTGGCGACATTATTTGCATTTTTGTCAGGTACAAGTAAGGACTTAACAAAAACATTAGACAAGCAAACATCACAAATGTCGAATTTACAGGGTCAATATTCAAGCATGGGGTCAGATTTCGAAGTGAATAGCACCCAAGTGAGCGAGAACTCAAATAAGAGCACAGTCGACATTAGTGTGGACATAAATGCGACAGGAGACACACAAATCAGCCAAGAGAATGCTGAAAGGGTGGCGGATTTACTGGCGCAACGAATCAATAAAGAGTTAGGGGGTAAAATTTAGTATGAGACAATTCTGGTTGGAAAATGCTAAAGGGAAGCTTTGGAATTTAACCCCCAAGAACCCTTATGTAAAGAAAAGCAGTTTCTTCGGCAATCCAAGTGGGTTGGGAATAAAAACTAAAATATCAAGTTACGAGGTGGAAAACACTTGCTTTATAGAAGAGGTGGAAACCCAAGCCCAAACAATAAGCGGAGATTTATACTTTTCAGATTATGAGCACTTCGTTGCATTTGTCGATTTTGTTGGCAATGTAAACACAAAAACACCAATGAAGCTTTACTACTCAAGTAGTGGATATTCATACGATAATGCATCGGAGAGCGAGTGGTACAAACTTGTTTTAATCAACGAATTAAAGAAAGGAGAAATCGATTATAAAACAGGTTTCCTAAAATGCGAAATCAAGTTCGCTTGTATGTCGAGATGGAAAAAAGACAAACAAATAACATTAGAACTAGATAGATATGGAGAGCCTTTGGTTTATCCATACACATACCCTTATTATTATGGTGGCAGTAATAACCTTGCAGTCGACATTGATAACGAGGGAAACCTACCAACGAGTTGCATAATAAAGGTTGAGGGTGTAACCGACACGCCATTTATAAGAATACTTCAAGATGGCGAGATAATAGAACAAGCCAAATATAACCTTATAGTCAAGGAAGGCAGTTATTTGCTGATAGACAGCAGTCCAGATAAGCAAGAAGCTAGCCTTTACACCGTGCTAAACGATGAATATATAAGGGAAGATGTATATTATATCGGAGAGAAAGATTACACATACTCAAACTTTTTAACAATTCCATCAGGAAAGTCAACACTAATATTTTCAGCAATAAATACTGACTTCGGCAAGATAACAATAAGTTATTCTATACAAAAGGAATTGGTGTAATGGTACATTATAGAATTTATGCAAGAAACACCCTAGAATACATTGATGGTGGCGTGGTCAAGGATTATTCGATAGATTATGATATCATTTCGAATAACACTAGCACAGCAAACATTATTAACATTTCACAGGGGTTCAAAGGCGATATAATAGCACTAATAGATGGCAACGATTTGGTAGAACTAGGTGTTATAACATCAATCGATAACACCGAAAAGAAAATATCATTTAAACAAATGAAAGAACTATTCAACGACACAGTAATAAATGTGTTCAAATATACGAATTTATTGAATAGAAAGTTCGAAGGCATCCAGGGATTAAAAACAATTTTGACATTTGCATTTATAAGTACAGATGACCAACAAAAGAAGCTCCCACTAGAAATAAAGACATTCGGTAGCGAGCCAAGTTGTGTGTACAGCGATGATGCAGATACAATCAATATTGCCGACCTAATAGATTGGATGTTTGATACTTATAACATTTATTTGGAATTCTCAATAGATTTCGTAAACGACAGATTGATATGCACAATTTCGAAGAACGCAACCGAAGGCTATGTGATAAAGGATAACATTAAATTATCAAAGCCAGAGTTCGACAATAATGAAATGCCAACCTATAACAAGGTTGTTTTTTATAATGCAGACACAGGAGCAGAGCAAGGCACTTATTATTTATTGGAAAACAATGAGCTAACAACGGATGCAACCAATACGCAAAGAATATTACCAACTCAAACTAAATATTGCAGTTGGGATGAGGTCGATGCTGTAAAAGAAGGTTACACGATGGAAGAGCAAGCCAGGAGCGAATTGTGTGGAAACATTTATAACCATTGCATTCTTTATAAACTAGCAAAGAACCAATCAATGGTAAAGTGTAAGAGATTTAGACCAGGCGACAAGGTAACAATAGTATATGAAGACCGAGAATACAAATCAGTTTTCACAGGACTAAAATACACAATGAGTGACCCCTATTATACTTGTGTGTTTGGGAAGACAAGAATAGATTTCACAGACAGAATGAAAATTTACAATGATAGAAGATATAGGAGAAAAGAATAATGGGATACATATTAAAAGGAATTGGAGATGCATTGACTGGAAAGAACGAAATTGTTCCAACATTTGATGCAAAGATATTTAACTTTTATAGCCAAATGAACCCAGGAGTAGTAGGGAGCGAATCAAACAAATTCCCAGTAACAATAGTGGATAGAGGTGTGATTATTGGTCCAGGATTGGCACACGCCTATGGATACTTTGGAATGAGCGATGCACCAGTTCAATTTAACTTTGTTATACCATCAACAGCAACACAG